TTGGCTGCAGAATTAAGTACACAAGAGTTCCGCCCACTAGGTATTGGTGTTATTAATCTTGCTTACTTTTTAGCCAAGCATGATGTTAGTTATAGTGATCCAAAGGCATTGGCATTAGTAGACGAGTATGCAGAAGCATGGAGCTACTATTTAATTAAAGCCAGTGCTGACTTGGCTAAAGAACAAGGTGCCTGCACTAAATGGCAAGAATTAAAATATGCTGACGGTAGACTTCCAATTGACACACGTAAAAAAGAAGTTGACGAGTTAGTCGAGCATCAAGAACGTATGCCATGGAGAGCGTTGCGTGAACAAATCCTAGACACAGGAATTCGTAATGCAACACTAATGGCAGGAATGCCTGCAGAAACTTCTGCACAAATTTCAAATGCTACGAACGGATTTGAACCACCAAGAAGTTTTGTAAGTGTTAAACAAAGTAAACATGGCGCATTGAAACAAGTAGTTCCAGAGTACAGAAGATTAAAAAACAAATACGAATTATTATGGGATCAAAAATCACCAGAAGGTTACTTAAAAATCTGTGCAATATTTCAAAAATACATGGACCAAGGCATTAGTGTCAACACTTCGTATAACCCCAAGTTTTACGAAGATGAAAAGATCCCCATGAGTGAAATGCTCAAGCATCTGGTCCTGTGCTACAAGTACGGTATCAAGCAACTGTATTATTTCAATACCAACGATCAACAAGGTGAAATTGATGTTGCATCATTGGCATTCAATCGACAAGAAACAACAACTCAAGCCGCAATCGATCAAGAAGACTGCGACAGTTGCGTAATATAATCAAGAAACATTATGGAAAAACAATATACTAAATTAAAAGAGTTTTCAGTGGTCTATACAGATAGATCACTGAATCATATGAGTGATGAATTTGTTGATGTAGTCAAAGACATCAGCAGACTAATCAAGACTGCATACAATGCTGAATCAGCAGTTATCGTGCCGGGATCGGGTACATTTGGCATGGAGTCAGTGGTACGACAGTTTGCCAATGATGCCCGAGTAATGATTATTCGCAATGGTTGGTTCAGTTATCGTTGGACACAGATATTTGACATGGCTAAAATTACCAGTGACATCACTGTGGTCAATGCCGAACACATAGAGGACAAATATCAAGCTGTATATCGTCCTGCAGATATTGCAAAAGTTGTTGATACGATTAAAACAAATAAACCCAGTATTGTGTTTGCACCACATGTGGAAACATCTGCTGGTATGATTTTGCCCGATGACTATCTAGAACAAGTGGGTCTAGCCTGTACCGAAGTGGGCGCACTATTTGTGCTAGACTGTATTGCATCAGGAGCTGCTTGGGTCGACATGAAACAATGTGGCGTAGATGTGCTGATCACTGCACCACAAAAGGGTTGGTCCAGTACACCCTGTTGTGCCATGGTGGCACTGAGTACACGAGCAAGAGCCGCTATTGATTCAACTACAAGTAGTAGTTATAGTATGGACTTAAAGAAATGGTTGCAAATTGTGGAAACATATGAGCAGGGCAAGTTTATCTATCACACTACAATGCCCACAGATGCACTTAAAGAACTGCGTGACACCATGAGGGAAACTGAAGCCGTGGGATTTGACATGCTGAAAAAGGCACAATACGAATTGGGCACTAGCGTTAGAAGTATGTTGAGTACATATGGCTACCCCAGTGTTGCTGCAGTTGGATATCATGCTCCTGGAGTAGTGGTATGTTATACCGAGGATAATGGGCTACAAAATGCAACTAAATTTAGAGAGTTGGGCTATCAGACTGCTGCCGGAGTGCCATTACAAGTAAACGAACGTGCTGATTTTAAAACATTTAGAATTGGCTTGTTTGGTTTAGATAAGTTAAACGATGTTGACGGAACTGTAGCGTCATTAAAATCTGCACTAGAACAACTATAACAAGAGAAAACTATGACAGTATTAAATGTAAACAACCGAGCAAAACACACAGAAGCGTTGGCTTTTTTAGATAGTAACGGCGGAGGTGGTATCCAACGCTATGAAACTGTAAAGTACAGACAGTTTGACAAACTAACAGACAAGCAGTTGGGATTCTTTTGGAGACCTGAAGAGGTTGATACACTGCGTGATGCCAAAGACTTCAAAGACCTAACACCATTTGAACAACATATATTCACAAGTAATTTAAAAAGACAAATCGTATTAGACAGTGTGCAGGGACGCAGTCCTAACCTAGCGTTTTTGCCACTGGCAACTATACCTGAACTAGAAACTTGGATAGCAACTTGGGCATTTAACGAGACAATTCACAGTAGAAGTTATACACATATTATCCGTAATGTCTACAGTGATCCTGGGGCAGTATTTGACAGTATCCTTGACATTGAGCCCATTGTGAATTGTGCCCGGGATATTAGTAAGTATTACGATGACTTGATCGAAGCCAGCCACTATTATCAATTATTGGGTTATGGCAAGCATACCGTAAACGGAAAAACAGTCGACATTACCGAACGCGATCTTAAAAAGAAATTATGGTTAGCACTCAATAGCGTTAATGCACTAGAAGGCATTCGCTTTTATGTGAGTTTTGCTTGTAGTTGGGCATTTGCCGAACTTAAAAAGATGGAAGGCAATGCCAAGATTATTAAACTTATTTGCCGTGATGAAAACATACATCTGGGATTTACACAAACTGCATTAAAGTTATTGCCACAAGATGATCCAATGTATGCTGACATACGTGAAGAAACACTGGCAGAATGTACACAAATGTTTTTGAGTGCAGGACAACAGGAAAAAGATTGGGCCAAGTATTTATTCAAAGATGGCAGTATGATTGGACTCAATGAACAACTGCTGAGTCAGTATGTGGACTGGCTCATGTGCAAGCGCATGACTGCTGTACATTTAGACTGTGGCATCAAGCCGGGATCAAATCCTTTACCCTGGACCGCCAAATGGATCGCAGGTTCGGAAGTTCAAGTTGCACCCCAAGAGACGGAGATAAGTAGTTATGTGATCGGCGGAACTAAACAGGACGTCGATAGCAATACATTTAAAGGGTTTAGCCTTTGATAGTTAGCACAGTGGGGTGTAGTTTTACCTACGCTCAACAACAGGGATGGCCAGTTATGCTGGCCAATTTGCTCAGTGCAGAGTTAAAAAATCACGGGCATCCGGGAGCAGGCAACACCTATATAGGCAACAAAACAATATTAGAAAGTCATAGTCAAACACCCGACTTGGTGGTTATAATGTGGAGCGGACTAACTCGCAAAGACATCTCAGTGGACCACAGTGATCCCGTTTTGATGCAGGTCTTGGAGGGATACAAAGACTATGTGCGTTGGAGTGGCGTCAATACCAGTTATATACTAAGCGGCGGCATACAGGGCAGTTGGCAACATCATCCCGCAACCCGGGCAATATTTGATCCCTTGTACAAATACAGCAACGAACGCACTATGGCACAAGACAGTTTATTGCAGATGATTAGTACACAAAACTACCTAAAACAACGCAATATTCGTTATCTAATGTCTAGTTATGTGAACTATTGGGGCACTGACAAACAGGTAGCACAGTTGGACTATGGCATTGGTCAATTCCCTGATCTACAATATCTAGTGGATCAAATTGATTTTGGTCGTTGGGTGTTTGCTGACAATAGAGATTGTATATACGAACTTGCCAAACGAAATAATGATCTGCAGGAAGATGGATTCCATCCCGATTTTAAAACTCATGCGGATTGGGCAAATTTATTAATGGCCAAATTGCAAACTGATAATTAATACAAAGGAACTAAAATAATGATAACAGTATATTCAAAAAACAATTGCCCCTATTGTGTGCAAGCAAAGAATTTATTAAAAATGAAAGGTGTGGCTTTTGAAGAGATTAATATTGAAGAAACACCCTCCGCACGTGAGTTTATTGTGAGTGAAGGACACAGAACAGTTCCGCAAATTTATCAAGATGGCAAGTTGTTGGTCGAAGGCGGCTATACAGGATTGGCCAAACAAAACGAAGAATTTTTTCAAACACTAAAAGGATAATATGTTAATTTCAAAATCAAAAATCGCAGTGGGCGACATTGCTACATTCAAGTTGATCAATGGCGACGAAATGGTGGCCAAGGTGGTGAGCAAAAGCCTCGAGGGCGATTATGTTATTGAACGTCCGCACATGGTGGCAGCCAGTCAGCAAGGTATCGGTTTAATTCCCGGATTGTTCACGGCAGAAGAACGTGAAAACATTGAACTCAAGGGCCAACACATTATGATGTGTGCACCCACAGTGGAACAAATAGTAA